CGATGATATGGGTTGGGTTGATGATGGTACTTCTGACAGCCTGCACTAGTAAGTTTGATGGGTTTGACCCAACAACTTCAATGGTAAGATGGATTATAAAACATGATGCTAAACAAAATTTAAATATAGAAAAGGACGAGCTCCAGGTGATAAAAAATGCCAAGCGCTAAACACCTCTGGAGGTTACAGATCGGGATGCTAAAACCTACCCTGAGTATTCGAGCCTTTGGTGACCCGTTAGTACGTGCACGGAAAGCGGGCATTTGATGATAGCAGAAACTGATGCAGCATACATTGCAGGACTCTTTGATGGTGAAGGATCTATACATTTTAAACGTGGTATAGAAAAGAAAAAGAAACACAACGGCAAACCAGGTTATCGTTTGTCAAACTCCATGCGTATTAATATGGAAATAACTATGACTGATGAATCTGTATTGATATGGGTACATGAGACTTTAGGTTGTGGGACTCTTAGACCTAAAAAAGTAAAAGGTAAAAGAAAAGATGGTACGAAGTATTTACCACAATGGAAATGGCGAGCAACATTCAGAGATGCGTATTATGTATGTCTATTGATCTGGCCATTTGCTCATGTTAAATTAGATAAAATAAATAAAATTATGGAATACTACGCAGATAAAAAAATAATGAACGGTAATATAATAGACTTAGAGGAGTATAGAAATAGTGTTCGATAAATTTATTTATGAATTTTTAAATTTTGTCTACCATTGGTCAACTAAATTGACTTCATGGTCTTGGACTAAATTGTATGGGGATAGAAAACACGGTTATGGAAACAAAAGAAGACATAAAGATTCGTGAGATTCTTGAGAAAGAAGAACCCTTACAGAAGAAAAAGAAAGTAGATCCACAATTTGGCCTGGGTCAAGTACCTAACTACGGTAAGTCTAGATCCGGTCGAGAGTATGGTGGATTTATAAAAGACTCTGTTCGTAAAAAAATGGAATTTAAACCAACTAACAGAGGACGTAAATTAAATGAGAAAGGACCTTATGACATCTAAAAAGTTTAAATACGATGGTAGATCTAGACCGACTACCGATTTATATAAAAAAAATTTTGAAAGAATTTTTGGTAAAAAAATTGATAAAGAAAAAGAAGAGTTAGAAGGATATTATATTACTGATAAGGGAATAAAAGTGTTGACCAGAAAGAAAGGTCTATGATTAAAAAAAGTAATAAATACATCTATATCCAAGGTAAACAGCTCACGGACCCCGGATCAGGGACCAGGGTTTATGATATAGATAATTATAGACTTCCTAGCGTAACTACGATATTAGGCGCTACCGCAAATAAACAATTTTTAAAAGACTGGATAGCTAAAAAAGGTGAAAAAGAAGCAGAACGAATCAAGAATCATTCTAGTAACAGGGGTACCTGTATGCACAAATTCCTCGAGCATTATGTACAGGGAACTGGTTGCGTTGATCTTACAAGCATCGGACAAGAGGCGCGTCCCATGGCCGACAAAATTATTGAGATTGGTCTTGCGCCAGTGGAAGAGTATTATGGCTCTGAAGTTATGCTACACTACCCGGGTTTATACGCGGGCTCTACAGATTTGGTTTGCCTTCATAATGGCAAAGAAACTATTGTTGACTTCAAACAAGCTAATCGTCCGAAAAAAGAAGAATGGATCGAAGACTATTACTTACAGATTGCCATGTACGCAATGGCCCACGACTACGTCTACGGAAGTAAAATCGAGCAAGGAGTTATCATGGTCTGCACGCCTGACCTATATTATCAAGAATTCAAAACAGAAGGCGCAAGCCTTAGAGCCTGGAAGCACAAGGCATTAAAACGAATCGATATGTATAATGAACTTATACACGATGAAAAAGAAAGAACCAAACCAATGAAAGCGGAGGACTTTACAAAATGAATGATAATTTATTTAGAACAATTCTAAAGAGATACGAGGCTGAAATTGAAGATGCCAATTATAAAATACAATGTATTTGTGATCATAATATGGTGATTCCAGAACACGTTGACATTACGGGCGAAGTTGACAAACAACTAGAACGTATAGCAGGAGCTGAAGATAAATTGTCCGCAATGAGGAAATATTATGGCGGAAAAAAGGCAGATAAGCAGGTATTATAGCCATTGTATATGTATGGTAAAAAAAATAAAATAAAAAATAAAAAGTACTCTAGAAATAATGTCATTCTGTCACTTTGGTCTAAAAGTGTTGGTATATATGACTTTAGGGTAGACAAAATGTTGTTAAAAAAAGTGTCACCTGACAGATTATTTTGTCACTTAGTGCAATATTTCAGTTTGCCTATGCGCGCGCGATACAAATTTCTGGAAAAACTGATTTTTTTTAGATACATATACAGATATGAAATCCAAGAAAAAATCTAGAAGAATTAATAGCTACACTAAACCAAAGACTATTAAACAGGATGTGCCATTTCCGTTTAAACGTGTGCGTATCGATTGGATTGATATTATCACTGAGGGCGGTTGGGGTTCTGAGACTGAGTTTAAGAATATGAAACTAGCTACACCTGTAAGCGAAGGTTGGTTGTTTAGTAAAGATGATGAGACTGTAAGAATCTTTGCTGGTTATGACGTAGAAGCTGATGGTTCTATTCACTTTTCGGAGAGGTCGGTTTTTCCAACTTCTTGTGTGAAGAAGATAACTCGGATTCATTAATATCTTGTGACTCACCCTCAACAGTTTTCATCTGCAACAGAGCGCTGTAATCTTCTAATATTTTTGCTCGTTTCATTTTTAATTCTTCCTCTGACATTTCTTCTAGTTTACCTGTTTTTATTATTTTTCTGTCTATATACAATCCACCGGCTTTACCACGATTTGTTTCAGCGTTTACAGCAGCGGAAAAAGAATTTTTTTTCAAAGCTAACTCTTTGATTCTAGCTAGCTCTGCTACGTGTCCTTCGTAGTTTACTCCAAACTTTAAATTTCTTTCTTGTTTTAATTGATCTACATAACTGACTACTAACGGTGACTGTCTAGGGTTGGTTAGCTCTGCTCCTTCTTGTCTACATCTTTTCTTACTGTAGCCCGCTAGTTCTGCAGCTTCGGCTTTATTAACTGGTCCTTCAGGACCACCGAATACCAAATACTCGGCAAATCTTTTTTGCATTTCTGTTAATCTTTTAGGAACTCCCATGTTGACTTTTTAAGGTAACTATCCTATAAAGTCAATACCATGAAAGACAAGCGAACATACACATACAAGAAAGAACACGGAGAAGATATGACCCATGAAAACGAATCTAGTTTAGATGTTACGGCTCTTACAGATCAATACAGAGCTGATCTAAAAAAATATCAAGACAGAGAATCTGAGTATATTAAAACAAACAATCAGTTGGAAAGTACAAAACAAATTGTAGTTAATATGTCCACTACGATAAGAGAATTAAAAACTCAAAATGATAACTTTCAAGCAGAAATAGCTAGACTTAGAGAAGAGATTCAACTATTAGAGATGCAGATAAAAAAATGAGAGTCCAAGACTTACAACAGTTTTTATCTAAATTCACAGAAGGCAACAAAGATGGTAGCCGACAAGGTAATGCATTATCAAATGCTGTTATCTATGTAGAAATAAACGGTTACGCACACAAGATAGTTAGAATGGAAGTACAAGAACACGCAACACCTATAATAGGACACAAAGGGCATAGTGCTCATCGTTTAGTACTCAAAACAGACAGAACTAATCGAATATCTTTGCCTCCAAAACTGCAAATTTAAGTGCAGTGATTACCTTGAAAAACATATGGGCCCAGAGGCAAAATTTTACCAAAAAATTAAAAGAAATTTTAAGTCACTTTCGCTTATTCGAATTGAAAACAGTAGCTTACTTGGGACTCCTGATCTATTGGTCTGTAATACTTCTGGGCACTTTTGTACTTTAGAATTAAAGGTTACTAAAGGTAACAAAATCCGATTCAGCCCTCATCAAATTGCCTTCCATAAACGCCATCCTAAGAACACATTTATCATGGTAAAGGCCCTTGGTCCTTTACCCCCTAAAACTTCTCCAATATCCATGTACCGTGGTTCAAGGATCAGGGAGCTTGCTGCTTGTGGCTTAAAGCTTGACGCTTGTTACTCTGGGCTTGATGCTTGTCGCTTGGCGCTTGAAGCTTCCTGAACCTGAACTGGTTCTGGTTTGCTTGAGGCTTGCTGCTTGGCGCTTGATGCCTCTTGCTTGAGGCCGGTCCCAGGCGCACGCTCTTTGGATTCCGTCGAATCCTGTTCGCTAATGGCCTGGTCCCTATTACGCGATCTATATAGCTTGCGTAAATTCTTATAATATTGTGGGTGTCTAAACATTTTAATGTTTACCGTATTTAATAGTTTTTACTTCAGGATCCCAACATTGTCTACAATCTTTACATTCGTTGTTTTGACTTGCAGCTGGGCAGGTTGCGCCAGCGTCAACGACCTCGGAGCTGTTGGGCCACGATTCAGGCGCCCGCTGGTTCACCATGGGCGCGCTAAAACGTATGACTAAATTGTTGGGCTTCGCTGTCAGGTGGTCCTTGATCCATGCCTCACGAGTTGGTAACCAGTGACGCTTAGATGGTGACAGCCTACAGACTTCATAAATTTTGTTTAAATGATCCAGATCCTGGACGTCTCCGCTGTCATGCCATCGGAACACATCCGGCTTTTTACTGTTGATCAGGTGTGCCATTGCTGTGACCCATTGCGGTGACTTGATTGCCGCCAGTCTTCTGTACTGTGCATCCTGAACAACTTTAAACACGTAGCAGCCCTTCAATGCATAACAGTCATAACATACTGAGCCCGGCACAGCCTGAAGCTTACCGCCAGTCTTGCATTCTTTGGCAGGTAAACCTATACTCCAGCCTGGCATCTTTGAAGGCTTAGACAGCGAGCCGCCTATAATTTTTAAAGCTTCTTTTGTTTGCATAAATCTTTCTCCTTTAGTTTATAGGATACAATAACATTATAATTTTTTCTTGTCAAGCTTGCGGCTTGACGCTTGCAGCTTGCAGCTTCTTTTTTATATCCGTTGGCCACGAGCCAACGCCAGTGGTGCAGCAGCACCGCTGGCGTTTCTAACTTTCTACTCACCAGCTACCGCCTTGTTTAGAGCGTCTAAATATTCCGTTTCAGTCATCATTAAATTATTTAAACAAAAATGATGTCTGTCAGCCTGGGTTTCCATTATTGGAGCTTTTAAATATTCAACAGCTTTGTCTAAAAGTTCTTGTCTTCTAGATCCTCCTGGTTGCCATTCTGGCTTAATAGTTTTTTTCTTTGCCTCTTCTGTGCTTATTGTTTTTTTAGTCATATGTATTTCTCCTTTATAATTCCATCCTACTATATCCCACAGCCGTTGTCAAGCGCTTGAAGCTTGTGGCTTGTGGCTTGTAACTTGTAGCTTGACCAGTGAGGTTGAAGCCCGACAGTAATTGTTTACCGGTGCACCAGGGCTTAGGCCTGTATCCAGGTCTCACTGATCCCAGGTCCATTGATGGTGTACACGTCTGGACGCTTTGGTTGAAGCGTACAATGGACCAGGGATCAGTACAGATCGACACAGTATAGCTTTTATGCTGGCCAGTGTTCAATCTGTACTAATCCCAGGTCCTATCTATGTCGCGCGTACCACCTAAGGCAATGAATAGGACCAGGGATCAGTACAGGTTGCATAGCTTTAATTCTAAGTTCAACCTGTAGTTGTCCCACTGGTTGGCAAATTTATCGACCGGAAACCAGAAACGAGGTCTTACAATTACCAGAGGTGGTTTAACTTAACTTGATAAATAGTAAATCAAATATAATGCTTGACTATCCTATTGTCAAGTGTTAAAAAACATTTATGCAAAAAATAAATAACCAAGAGAAAGGAAACATGACTAAAGAAAAAAGACTAACACTTAACTCTGAAAAGAGAAAAGTGATTGCTGATCAATTTCAATCTTTTTACGAAGATAAAGTAAAAGATAAATTGGTACAGGCAAAAGAACAATATGATCTTATGCGTGAAAAAGCAAAAGAGCAAATTGAAAAAGTTGTAAGGTTTCATCAACCACAGGAAGATGTAGATACAATTAGAAAAATGATTGCTAAGTATGGCAATAGTGGTGGAGATTTATACCATGATAATTGTTTCTTCGTTCAAATGCCAATTAAAAAAGTTGATGATCAGGGTAGAGAGTATGACGCAAATGATGAAGTCCATATTAGATTTGATATGGGTAGAAAGTTTGCAAGAGCATACTATCGTGATGAATT